AGCTAAATCATCTTCAAATGGTAAAGCCATCATTGCGAATAAATCAGCTAAACCTTGTACACCAATACCAATTGGTCTGTGTCTTAAGTTTGAACGTTCAGTCTCAGGGGTTGGATACCAGTTAACATCGATTACTCTATTTAAGTTAACCGCAACTTGGTAAGATACTTCATATAATTTATCAAAATCAAATGTTCTTAAATTTTTATCTCTAGATTTAGTTTTACCACTAGGGATAGTTACAAATTTAGGTAAGGCAATTGATGCTAAATTACACACAGCAGTTTCTACTGGTGATGTATATTCAATAATTTCAGTACATAGGTTTGATGACTTAATTGTCCCCAAATTCTTTTGATTTGACTTATTATTTGCAGCATCCTTATATAAAATATATGGAACACCTGTTTCGATTTGGTTTTCTAGAATATGTAACCAAAGTTCTCTTGCACTAATGGTTTCACCTCTACCTTCAGATTCATATTTCTCATAAAGTGTTGTAAACGCTTTATTTGTTTCAGAATCAACAGCATCAATTAAACCTGGAACTTCAGCTGGGTCAAATAATGTCCAAGTACCATTTACTTCAACTCTTTCCATGAATAAATCTGGAACCCATAAAGCCAAAAATAAATCTCTAGCTCTAGCTTCTTCTTTACCATGATTCTTTTTTAAGTTAATAAAGTCTTTGATGTCAGAATGCCATGGTTCCAAATAAACAGCGATAGAACCTTTTCTTTTACCACCACCTTGGTCAACGTAACGTGCAGTTTCATTAAACACTTTAAGCATAGGTACAATACCATTTGATTCGCCATTCGTTCCTTTAATGTAAGAACCTTTTGCTCTGACTTTATGAATGTTTAAACCGATACCACCAGCTGATTGTGAAATTGCTGCACAATCTGATAAAGTCTTATAGATACCCTGAATTGAATCTGAATCCACATCAATCAAAAAACAAGATGATAGTTGTGGTTTTTTAGTTCCAGCATTAAATAGTGTTGGTGTTGCATGTGTGAATACACCAGTTGATAACATTTCATAAGTTTTTTGAACTTCTTTTAAGTTATCACCCCAAATACCGATAGAAACTCTCATGTATAATTGTTGTGGTGTTTCAGCAATATCACCATCAATTTTTAATAGATATGCTTTCTCAAGTGTTTTAAACCCAAAGTAGTCAAAATTAAAATCTCTATCATGAACAATCATAGATTCAATTTTATCTGAATTTTCCATAACAACCTTATAGACTTCATCTGAAATTAAACCAGCAATTTCACCAGTTTTTTTATTAACATATGTGTACAATTTCTCAATTGTATCTTTGAAACTTTTATTAGTTTCTTTTTTTAACGATGTGATTGCTATTCTAGCAGCTAATATAGAATAATCAGGATGTATTCTAGTTAGAGAGGCAGCAGTTTCAGCTGCCAATTTATCTAATTCTTTTGATGTAACACCATCATATAACCCTGAAATAACTTTTTTAGATACTTCCATAGCATCTACATAATCCCTATCTAAATCGTAAGTTTGTTTTTTTACTCTAGATGAAATCTTGTCAAATTTAACTAATTCATCAGTACCGTTTCTTTTAATTACTCTCATTTTTTTTTATTAATTGTTTATTTTAAAAATCACTATCATCACCTTCGAATGATAACTTATTGTCAGAACTAACATTTCCAACACCAGATTTAGAATAATCACCAACTCTTTTTTCAAAGAAATTAGTTTTGTTTTCTAAAGCTATATTTACCATGAAGTCAAATGGGTTCTTACTATTGAATATTGGTTCACACTTTAAATCAATTAATAATCTATCCGCAACATACTCTAAGTATTGCCCCATTAATTTAGAATTCATACCGATTAAATCAACTGGTAAAGATTCTAATATGAATTCTTTCTCAATGTTTAATGCAGAAGTGATGATTTCTTTAATTCTATCTTTTGGTACTTGGTTAATCAAGTGCTCATTATGTAAATGAACAGCAAAATCACAATGAAGACCCTCATCTCTAGATATTAACTCATTTGAAAATGATAACCCTGGCATAAGACCTCTATTCTTCAACCAAAAGATTGAACAAAATGAACCTGAAAAGAATATACCCTCAACCGCAGCAAAAGCAATTAGTCTTTCAGCAAAGCTATCTGAATTAATCCATTTTAAAGCCCACTCAGCCTTTTTCTGAACCGCTGGTATAGTATCTATAGCATTAAACAGTTTATGCTGCTCATCCTTATCTTTAACGTATGTATCGATAAGTAGTGAATAAGTTTCAGAGTGTATGTTTTCCATCATAATCTGAAACCCGTAGAAAAACTTAGCTTCAGCATATTGAACTTCATTAACGAAGTTTTGTGCTAGATTTTCATTAACAATACCATCTGATGCTGCAAAGAATGCTAATACGTTCTTAACAAAATATTGTTCATTGTCATTTAATTTAGCCCAATCTGATAAATCAGCTTCTAAATCTATTTCTTCAGCAGTCCAAAAATTTGCTTCTGATTTTTTATAATACTCCCAAATATCATGATATTTAATTGGGAAAATAACGAATCGATTAGGATTCTCTTTTAAAATTGGTTCCATACTTTTTTTAGTTTATTATTTGTTTATAAGTTGTCCATTACGTCTTTTCTTTTAATGGCAACATCCATTAAATGATTAACTCGGTCTTGACCTTTTTGTTCTCTAACTTGACCATGGTTTGAGAATGAAACACCTTGTGAATTTTGACTCATATCAATTTGTATTGTTGCATTGTCAAATACTATATCTTCGAAAACTACACCAGACTTACCAAACCTAGATTTAAGAATAGCCATATTAGCAGTATTATTTTCTTTTTGTTCTAACGTTTTTGCAATAGAAACTAAAAAGTGACCAATTTGTGCTTTCTTGATTGACCCACCCATTTGGTCACCTTCAACAACTTCAGCTTTAATTGCTGAACGATTACCTTGTGTTGCTGTCCAACCAGCAATGTCCAATTCAGATAACATTGATTCAAATTCTCTCATTACAGCACCTTGACCTTCATTTATGTCTGCAAAGTTTTTAGATGGTTGAATACAATCAATGTAATCGATAAGTACTAAATCTGGTTTAAACCCTTGTGCAATATTTTTCCTAATAATTTGTTTTATTTTAGGAATTGTAGTATTATCACTTCGCATTTTAACTAATTTTAGTTTACCTGGGCGATTTTCAAATGATTTAAATTCTGAAATTGCCGTAGCTCTATTAGCTTGTAATTCATTTAATGGTATTTTTGTCCAACATGATATATGTTTTCTTTGAATTATTTTTGTCGTATCTTCAAAGAATATCTGCATAACATTATTACCAGTCGATTTACCATGGTTAGCTATCTTAGTAATCATCGTTGTTTTACCAACACCCCACGCAGCTAATATAATCGCTAATTCACCTTTAGCTAAACCACCATCCATTATCTCATCCAAACCTTCAATACCAGTTGCTATTGGGTTTCTATAATCATCAGATAGTACATCTTCCAAGTTATCACAAACATCAATTATACCATCTGAGTTTTCACCAAACTCTAAGGCTTTCTTAAGTATTTCCTCACACTTGTCATAATCATCAATAGTTCCCTTTGTGATGATTTCATTCATTTGTTTAATTGCCTTAACAAGTTCTTGTCTTTTACAAAATTTTAAAGCAGTTTCTTGAATATAGAATGTATCGTTTAATTCAGCTTCTTCAATTCTTCTTATGTGACTGAATACTGAATTTCTATCGATTTCATCTTTGATGTTTTCTAATAATCTACTTCTTAAACTACCAATATCTGGGATAGCTTCATGTTTCTCAAAGGCATCCTTTATAGTACCAACAATAATCCTAACATATGAATCTTCGAAGTAATTCGGACTTACCATATCTAAGATTGAAGCTGCGAACTTCCTATCGGTTATTATTTGTAATAACAACCGATATTGAAAATCAAGCCCTAGGTAACCTAGATTATCTTTATTTATTTTACTCATATAAAACTTTGTATTTATTAAATATTATTATACTATAGCTTCGTACTCGTTTCTTGTGAAATATTCTGAAATTTCTTCTATAATATTAGGTATGATTGGTTTAATATTAACCTGGTATCTAACTGTAGTTGGGAACCAATTGCCTGAGAATGTTGATTTTGAAACAATATTTCTATCAACTTTAATTTCAAAAGTAAAAATATCTTCATTTTTAAAAATATCTTTATCAGCAGCATCTTCCTCTCTTCTGTGTTCACTATATGGGTCATAACGGTCCCATAGGTAATCAACTGATTTATTCTTTAAGAATTTTGGTACTATACCACATGAACCAAAGCTACCATTGTTCATTCCGCAAAGTGAATCAGTAAGTTCTTTAAGTTCTACTGATGTTAAAACACTTTTATTGTAACCATCAATACTAAAGTACCTTTGACAGATAATGTTGTTGTTAATTTTAAGCAAAAATTCAAATTTTTGACTTGCAAAGTTTGTGTTTTTTTTCATAATTATTAATTTATTGTTTGATTATTCTTTTCTCTTTCTATTAATCTTTTAAATGGCATAAAGTATTCAATACTATAATTTTTTATTTCCTTATCCATTCCGTCTTCTTTCATTAGTTGGTACGCATTTTTTATATCCCTACCTTCTGGGTTTATCGGTAAGTCAATTAAATCTTTCATATCATTTATTACTGATTCAGTAATCATTGGATTTTTAAGATTAACTAACTTATCATTTATTTCATATAGTTTATCACCTTGTATACCATCAGTAATACTCATTACTATATTATCAAATATTTGAAGTGGTTTTTGTTTACTATTTATCCTATCAATTTGTAATTGTGCTGATTTCAAAATTATATCACCGACTTTTACTGGACCCTCTGTAATCTCTGGGAAGTGTTTAATCATTGTATCTTCACCAAGTCTTTTAATACCTTTGATACAATCACTATTATCACCACAAAATATTTTCATTAAAGCAGCGTTGCTTTGGTGATGTTTAAAGAATTGATTATAATTTTCCAAAGTAATGTATTGTTTTAAATCACACATGTATATTCTAACATTAGAATCTATGAGTTGACAAAGGTCTCTGTCACTAGTACAGATAGTTATTTTCTCATTTGATTTTTTGTTATTGCAAACATACGCAATTAAATCGTCACTTTCAACTATTTTATCCTCATATTGTCGAATAAATAATTCTTCTAGGTATCTTTTGATTTGTAATTTCTGTGATAACTCACTTTCATCGATAGGATGAGTGCCATTTACATAATCTTTATTTCTATTAGATTTGTAGTCGTGGTATATGTTATACCTTAATTGGCCACTCAATTCACCATCCCAAAATACAAAAGCTTTATGATATAAATCAGCATCTAATAATTTTCTCAATACTGTTATAAATTGATAAATTCCACCGATGTGCTCTTGATTTTGATTATAAACATCTTTGGCTCCGAGAATGCTCCTTTTAAATAGAGCATTCCCATCAACCAATAATATATTTACTAATTTTTCTATTTTCTCACCATTTTTTGGTGGTCTTCGATTCATTTCTTAACCTTATAAAGGTTAATACTTTTTACCCATGATTTAAGGGTTTCCAATCTTTGTTTTGCACTTGTTCTACTCATATCTATTATTTATAATTTAAATTATTCTCTAATATCATCACCTTCAAGTTGACCATCTACAGCAGTATAATCAATAACTGTATTGTAATCAACGTTTAGTGCTTCATGTATGAACTTTCTATGCTTAGTCTTGTATTCATCTAATTCATCTGGATTTACATATCCATGAGGTGTTGATGCGATTGTACCATTTCTTTCAATACCTGTTACGTGATTTTTTTCACATCTAATCTTAGCTTCAGTTCCATATTGGAAATCTTGGCCAAGAGCCTTAGCTGTTAATTTTTTAGTACCATG